AGCTTTGCAGCCTCTTCCATTAACGATGTTGTCGTTCGCTTACGCGCCACTGGTGAGCCTCATATATTCAGAGTTCGGGGGGTTACTAAGCTTCACACCGTGATCCAAAGCCCACGCTATACATTGATCCATGAAGTCTGTCATTTCGCCTGTATCGAGCTTAGAAGTCTGCCTGACCTGCCCTTCAATGACTGTTTGCCCTATGGTTCTGTCTTCAGTACCTAGGAACTTAAAGCACAGCAACTCTTTCATGCGCTCTTCACATATATCTGCGCCCCTAGCGGAGAAGTGCTGTGAGATCTCGCGACACCACAGGTGAAACAAACTGTTCTGCGACAGCGATCTCTTCGCCTTGTACCGTTGTGGCTCCCACACAATAGGATGGTTGCCGATGAACTCATTCTTAAGCCACTGCTTAAAGTGATCGACTCTCTCGTCGATTTGCGTTTTGTCCTTTACGATCCAGAACTGTCCCATATAGCCTCCCCAATTTAAGGAAGAGATCAAGCACCCTCATTCTGAGTAGCCACCTGATCTCGGTATCTTCACTCTTAACGATTGCTGACTCTGTCGCTTAAACGTCTGCCCCTTACCCTCCCAGAGATTAATGGTTCCCTCGAACGGTGCATGTCTCTGCTTAGCGACGATAAGCTTAAAGTTAGGTTGCTTGAGTATCTCTGCTCCCTTCTCACCGATCGGCACTCCTAATTCCTGCATCTTCTCGTACTCAGCCTTCTTTTTGTTGTGCCAGCAAATGAAGAGCAAGTGAGCTTGATCGACAATCGTACCGCCACCCCTCACATCGAATCTTGTAGGTATGTACTCGTCCCCGCCTGACTGTGGCTTTCTGACGTGATGCACCATAGCTATGTGGACGTTGAGGGCATCTGCCAGTCCGACTAGCTGGTTGACGAATAAACGCTCTCGCTCAATGTCATCGGTCACTCCGCAGAATTGCAAGTTATCAACGACGATTAGCTTGCAGCCCATGTCAGACATTGCAGAGATACTTCCCAGCGCCTCCAAAGCAGTCACTCCACCGAGTGCTCTGTACAGAAATATGCGCTCATCACTCCACCCTAGAAAATCTTCAGCAAAATCTAGGGTGACTTCATCGACAGCACCTGCTTGCTTACACATCATCTTAGCTGTGTCGGTTAGTCGCATCTCAAAGCTCGCCACCCCAACCTTCACATGCTGTGCTACATGAACAGCAACCTGGCTTATCACTGTGCTTTTTTTGTGACCATTGATCCCTGCCCATACTGACAACTCGCCTGTACGCAACCGAACCAAGTGCTCAGTGTCCTGCCAAGGCAAGGGATAGCCTGTAGTCTCAGGGTCTGACTGTATCTCCGCTAAGAACTCATCGCGTATCTGTGGAATAGTAATGACATCAGCCGCTTCTGACTGACGGTAAAAAATCTCTAATCCTCCTGACTGAATCGTGACAGATTCAATATCCTCCCACCTGCGCTGACGTAACCACGTCGCTGGATGTGGGATAAACCTCGCTTCTTTACTGAATTCGTAGGTGCTTAAGCCTCCGAGTGCAGCTTTCTTATCTTTGTTGTTTAACGCGCCCCACGCTTGTGACGCTGGCTTCTTAGCAGTCTTACGGGGATAGGCCGACCAGAAATTATCGAAGCCGTCTTGCTTGTTGTTTTCTGCCCTCTTTTCTTCGACTCTGATTGGCTCTCGGTGTGTGACACACAAGTAGTATTCATTTGACTTGCTGTACCTCCGTTTCCGCTGTATCAGCCCCAGCTCCTCAAACTTGTTTAAAGCTATGCTGATTGTTTCTCTGTGCGCGCCACTGCGATCACTGATGTCCTTGTAGCTTGGAAAGCAGTAGCCATCGGCATCTGCTCTATCTGCTAAAGCTATCAGGATTGCTTTTTCAGCAGCGCGTAACCCCCGCACTTCGTTCAGTGCCCAACTGACTGCCGCGATACTCATGTGTTATCAAGTATCTCATCTACCCAGCCTGTCTCTTTACCACCACGCATCAACGCTTGACGATACCTTTCTTTGTCAGCCTTGCTTGGCTTGCGACCTAGTTTACGATCAGCGTTCCAGATCTCGACCACGAAGTCATCTACGGTGTGGTCTTTGACTCGACTAAACGCTCTATATTCCGTATCTGAATCAGGAAACAAATCGTTATAACTTAAACCTATAGAGTCTAAGACTTCAGTTGCGCCGCAACCTGCTTTGCAGTGGATAAGTATCCTGCCGTCGTCTTTCTCTCTGACGTGCAAGCTCGGGCTTCTGTCATCGTGTGATGGGCAAACTGCTACCCATTGATCCCCAGAGACTTTGCGAACGTGCTCTAGCCGTTCTAGTATTTTTTGTACGGACATCTTTCTGTTATATACTCCGCTTGGGACTCCTTCCCGCTTCGTGACATTTGCCCCCCGCGTGGGGGCTTTTTTAAGTCAACGAGAAGAACTCTTCTAATGTAATTCCAAATGCCTCACACAAGTCTTGTATGGTGTGCAGCTTCATATTTTCGCCATTCTTCCACCGAGAGACCTGCTGTGGATGCACATCTAACTTCTCAGCGACATCCACATTAGTAAGACCAAACTTAGATTGGGCGATACCTAAGCACCGCCCGCAGTTGATGTAGTTCAAAACGGGATATCCTCGTTAGTGAAACTATTAGATTGCTTAGCCGCAGGTTTTGCTGGAGCATCGTCCTTTGGCTTCAGCTTGAGCTTGAAATACTTGCGACCTCCCTTGCCCTCATTAATCCAAGAGCTGATCCAGTATTCCCTTCCTTCGACTGTGACTTCACCTTGAAAGTCTCTGTCAGTGTCTTTCGACTTGTTATCGTTGCGGAACAATGCTCCCGACAATTCGTTATCATATTCTTGCATTTAGCTTCTCCTGTAAATTTTCGTAAAACCACCCGATTGGATCCATCTCTTCGAGATCCTCACCTTTAATGTTAAAAACATAGACTCTTAAATCTGCCCATCTCCCAGTTTTCTCGCACTGAATTCCATCTGTCCAATCTTTAAGGTTGGCTAAAAATTGACGCTTGTGCTGAGATTCTGGGTAACGCATCTCAATCCAGTGAAAAGTAGCAACTTTCTTACTTGGAAGTGCTGGATTGTCGTCCTCAGAATAAAACCAACAGCTAGGTCTGTAGTGGCTAGACGTATAAAACTGATAATCGTCATACCACTCTTTGCTCTCCGTAAACCGCCCGAACATCTCATCGAGACTATAAAAATCGCACTCTTCGATGATCTCATCATCGCCATCGACCATTGGCCCATGCCTCTTAAAATCAGAGTACAATTTTTGCCTCAACGCTTTATGAAAACCGCCGAAGTGAACTGGATATTGAGACGCAATTTTGCTCCTTATCCATTCACCCATTTGCTGTGTATTTCCCATTCGCTACATCCTTCCGTGCTTTGCTGAATTCGGGATTAACTTTACATAACTGCTTTTCTTCAGTAGTAAAGAATCCCCCTTTTGATGGTGCAATGAACAACTTAGACATTGTGTCGTCGTCTATGTCCTTCCATTGACCCGCTAACGCATACCAATCTTTATTAGCGATATGAGCCGCCGCGTTGTAACACCAGTCGATGTTGTCCCGCAGTAGCTTAATATACTCGACCCACTCCTTCTTGGCGTTGACGCTGGCCTCTTCCTTGTAAACCTCATTACGCTGGTTAAAGTCATCAGCTTCGTCCTCGCTGTATACGTCTCCGTGCAAACCTACTAGCTTCAGAATCACCCTGTCCTTCGCTCGCTTCTCAGCCATAGCGTATGGATAAGTGTTCTTGTTGTTGTACTCAGCCGCCTCACCGATTGACCATTCCTCACGACCGTTCAGCCAACCGCTGACGAGAATCGCCACGCGCTTGTTTTCTATGTCGTTCACCAAGATCTCAGGCGGATCGAACTTCACCCCCTCTGCCGCAGCGACTTTCTCTAAAGTCTTGTGCAAAAGTACGTACGTTCCGTGACAATCCCATCCAGCAGTTGCAGGGTCTGCACCAATCTTACGCAGTACCGATCCTACCTTTTCTGGGACATTTGCTTTCTTAGACATTGTCTAACTCCACTTTTTCAAACACTTCCTCTTCGTTAATGATGACGTAGCCATGCCAAGTACAACTGTAAATCTCATACTCAGTGAGTGACTCGTATCCCTTTTGGCCCCAAAATTCGTGGGGTTCTTTCGTCTGCCACCATTTAGCTTCAATCTCAATATCCGCTGGGTCGGCGACTACCCAAAGCATTCCGTCGTCGTAATCGTCGATCGGCGCCCCCATGAACTCTTCTGAGTTCTCGCCTATCTTGTAGGCGTCTTCAACCGCTATTTGAATTATCATCTTTGCCTCCAAAGTGCCTGTCTACATGGCGTACTAAGGCTGGCAAATCTTCTCGTTGAAACTCGTCCAGCCGATACTCTATAGCCAATATATCAACAACTTCGTCCTGGCGATAACCACCCATGATCAGGAGCTTCGCTCTCTCCCAAAGCTCTGCTTTAAACGGCATTGCTTAGCCTCTCAAGGCCAAAACTCGCTAGCTCAAGATGCTTCCTGATCTCTTTCATGGAGACTTGTTCAAATTCGTAGCTATCGAAGTTTCTAGTTATAGTCTGCAGCTCATTAATTAGGAGCAAAATCGAATCAACTTCTCTTACGATGTGATCAACGTAAGCGCGGTGCATTAAATTACTCAAAACGCACCTCGTATCTTCAGCGTTTTAGTCATTCCGTGCTCTGGCTTCCACTGAGCCTGCACACACATACGACCACTACGAAATTTATGAGTCTTCGGAGTCAATTCTCTGTAGTGATAGATATATGGTGTGCTGGGTTTGCCTAGCTCGCGCCAAACTGCGTCATTAGGTTCTAGCCAATTCTCGCTACTAACGATACGAGAAACTCTCTGCCCGTCCAAATAAAACCAAACTTCTGCTTTTGTTTTCATAGTCAACTCCTCCTTGTGACAGGACGAGTAAACTAAAACACAAATGTTGTGTCAACAGATTTGTTTAGATATGTTCCACGTAGAACTTAGGGATATTCGCCCATGCGGATCATGTGCGTGACTTCGATGGCTCGGTTGCCAACTTGCTTGGCCCATCTACTGTCTAGGAACTCTGCCGAAGCGCGTGCGTAATCGCCACGCTCCATAGCATCTAAAGCTAGCTTAAACTGCTGTAAACGGGTCATACCTAGATTAAACGCTAGGTTGACCATAGCGTCTTGGCGTACACCATCAAGGCTAGCAAACCAGTCAAACGCATAGGCTAGCTCGCGGACACAACGATTGATGTCGTTCTGTAACAGGTAGTCAATCTCGTCTGAACTTAAGCCCAGCCCAGACTCTGCGATATTACGACCAACACCAATGGTTTCGTAGCCCGCTGTGCATTTGTAGACGTGAGTCTCCACGCCCTCATGTTTTTTTAACTGCTCTATAAGTTCGCTCATTTGCCCCCCGACTTACTCGCACCAAAGTAAAAGCTCACCACAG